TGAATTAGTAGATATAATAGAACAACTTCCATTCAAAGAAATTTCTTATGCAGTTTTATTTAAACAGACATCGGAAGTAAAACCACATATGGATAGAGCTAAAGATGAAATATTTGATACAACATTAATACGTGAAGGAGGCGATGTAAGAGCATTAGATTTAGAACCTAAAAGATATAATATATTATTAACTAAACATAGTTATAAAAGTTTTTATGTTAGTGAGACAATAGACAGTCAGCTTATATATCCTGTAATTCCTAAAAATAGAGCTTGTTTTGCATTTTCAAACGATGAACATTATCACGGGGCTAATTTTGTAGGCGAAAATAAAATTATGTTATTTCTATCAGGATCTTTAGATAAAGAAAAACATATCAAATTAATCTCTAAAAGTTTAAGTAAATATAGCTCAGAAGTTATAAAATTTTAAATTATTATGTCTATAAATCCAGTTGACCGATTAAGAAATTTCATTTGTAAATTATAAGAGTCGAACCTATTCAAGTTAGAAACAACATTATTAACATCAAAAGATTTACAACTATATACATCTAGTTGAAAATCACCCGACGTCCAAGAATGAAATACAACATGGCTAGTTGTAATGGCTACCATTGCTGTGTACCCCTCATTATGAGGTACAACACATTCATGAATATATGGGCCACCTAATATATCCATTTCTATAGACGCTATAAGATCAAGCAAAAATTTTGTTAAATTAGCTTCTGTTATAGTTGTTCTAATTTTTCCTTGCACTAATAAATGTTTATGTTCAAGCATTATTTTTACCTATAACCATAAACCTTTTATATAATGGTAATTCTAGTTCGCCCGACCATACAATATTAATATGACACTGTTCTTCAAAATCTTTTAAATCTTTAGCAATACGAACGTGCTCAGGTATATTATAGTTATTGCTCTGTAGGACTAACAAACTATTATACGGGTGACCGCTTAACCATAAATCATATTGATCTTGACTTATATGTTCACAACTTGTGTTAATGATAATATCAGCATCACTTCGAATTGTACACATATCAGAAGTAACGGCTTTAAATCTACCTTCTTCAAATTCTTTTTGATTCATTAGAGTAGCTATAGGTTCACAACTTGGATCTATATCAATGCTACGAATTGTTGTTACAGGTACTTCGCTTTGAAATAACATACTGGCTAGAACACCTACCCAGCCTCCATGAATATCTATACTCATAGGCATAGGAGTTAAATCACTATCATCTAAACAATTGATCAACCATTCTTTACTAAGAATTTGGCCGCGCCAAAAGGCATCCATAGTTCGCATAGGATCTGAGCTTTGACGAATGGCCTGCATCCAATAGTGTAAGTGTTCTGTATCTATTTGCATTTAGGTATTTTACTATCAGCTGAACTAACACACGTAGGTGTAATACAAACTTGAGGTTTTCTAAATAATTCAAATCTCTCAAGTGTGCCCAATGGCTGGTCATAACAACTGTAACTACGTTTTACTTCATTACCTCTAATTATAACACTTTGATAGCCACTAGAGCAAGTCCAATTTTGAAATTTGTTAAATCCAAAACTGTTAAAACGTTCGGCTTGGTCAAAGGGGTATTCATTATTATCAGCATCATACAAGGATACTTGATATAATTTTTCCCCCAGGGATTCTTGAGGGAATCCCGTTTGCATAATTTCAATCATGTCATCAGTATAACCGTCTACTAAAAAACTAGCAGTAGGATCACTTTGAGGTTTAAGGGTTACATTAATTCCTCTTTTATAAAACCGTCGACACCTCTCATATGTTTCGTAAAACCGTTGCGGCGCCATAACTTGATTAATTGTAACGTGAATATAATCTTCTATCAATTGCAAACACTTATCCCCAAATTCTTGTTCCTTAGCATACTCATCGTGATAGCTGGCTGTAATACTTCTTCGTTGTAGTAAGCAGGTATTGTTGTGCCAAGTTTTCCACCAATATTTGCTAGGGCTCAAATTAGTAGTCATATGTATACTTTGATACGAACTTTCCTGCTCATCTAAATGTTTTATCAAATCATTAAGATGTTTGTATGCTGTCGGCTCGCCGCCACTGAAACTCCAATGAAATTCGGTAAATCCATTTTGGCGAGCTTGACGTTTTATCTCGTCTACCGTAGATTTATACAGTTCTAAACTTTGATAATCGGGTTTATCCGTTCTTGCATAAGGCCAACAGTAAGAGCATTTATAATTACAAAATCTGCCCAAAATCCAACTTATGTTAAATAATGGGCGCTCTAACATTGTCTTTTGCCCGAAACGAACGATATTTTGGAAAGGAATTTGGCTATTACTCATTGACTTTATTTACAAACAAGTATATAATTAATGCGTAGACGTGAGTGGAACTTGGTATACCTCCTCCAATGCCTTCGGGCAACGGAGGGACTGGGTCTAGCCCTTAGGGCGACTTTGTAGGTTCGAATCCTACCGTCTACACCATTTTGTAACTACACACAGAGGCACATATGAAAAAGATTTTTTATTCGTTATTAATTGTTAGCTTTGTTGCTCATGCCCAGACCCCGGACTGGGATGATTCAGCAGAACGTGTTTTTAACATGCAAAACCTAATGACTAATAGGACCGAAGTTATCATGGTTATAGCAGACAACGTAAATGCGACGTGTGAAAAAGAAAGTAGAAATAGAGGTCTTGGCGGATTTGGCTATAGAATGGAGGCTTGCTCTTTTTGGAGTAATAAAAACGGCAACTATGTGTGTACAATTGTCACCGGTAAAAAAACTACATTGCATAACATAGGACACGAGTTTACACACTGTATAAAGGGAAATTGGCACGATGAACCAAGCAAGTAAAAGTCCTGACCGTAACACCTTTCAAAAAGAAGGTTTCTTAAAGAGGCAGGCTGAAAAAGGTTTGACCCCGGACAACGACGAGAACACTCGCCAGATGCTAGAATGGTACGAGTCTTGGGACGCTGAGGATGACAAGTGGGCCGCTCAAGAACAAAAGAATGATCTAGAATATGACTTACGCACCTGTGATTGGATTTTGGCCAAAGCTCGTGCAAGTAACGCCTACGCTCAAAATATATATGCGGCATTGTGTAACATGCGGTGGTGCAAGCGTGAACTTTGGCCGTTACTTTCTGAAAATTATTGGTCTTGCTCTTGGCGCAGTGCAGGTGGTATAGTAGCAAATATGCGGCAGGAGGGCGATTACATTGACTGGTATTGTTCCGGAATGGGCGGACTCAATCAAGAGTATGACAGTAAAGAAACTAACGAAGAATGGCAAAAGCGTACTGGATACGTTCCAGAAGGTGTAATTACTGATGAAATTGAGACTGATTTTAATCAACTTGGCTGGATTCCAGTACCCTGGAAGGACTAAGATTTAGTTTAATAAATATTATATGGATAAAAACAAAGAAACATTTATTTTTACAGCAGAGGATATTTTTGAAGAAATTCCAAACGATCCCGATAATGTTCTTATGAAGATACCGGATGAGGTACTTAAAATTACAGGCTGGAAAGAAGGCGATACTTTAAATATCAAAATAGTAGATGGAAAACTACTGATTAATAAGCATGAGTAAAGACGACACGATAGAACTTACAGGGACTATAGCAGAAGTATTACCAGGTAATATGTTTAGAGTTAAAGTAGAAAATGCAGAAAAACCTCTACTCTGTTACTTAGGTGGGAGATTAAAACAAAATAAAATAAGAATTATTTTAGGTGATTCTGTAAAACTTGAAGTAAGTGTATATGATCTTTCCAAAGGAAGAATAACTTATAGGTTATAAAATGAATTTTTTAGTCGAACAATTAAACTATGTTTGCAAACAGATTCGACAAACTCATTTTGAACCAGTTACGTTCAAACAACTTATTCATACTACACGTAAAGAATTAAAAAAAAATAATTTCGAAGTCACTTTAAAAACAAAAAAAGATAAAAATCTTGATGTAAATCGTTTTTATATTCATGCGTTTTATGATGCAGAAGACGATAAAGATAACGAGATTCCGATCGAAATTATTATATACTATAATTTTGACTTAGTAAATTATTTCAGCAAGCCGCAGATAACAGAATTTTTAATAGAAATATTTGATGCTATATTACATGAATATAAGCATAGGTCACAAAGTTCAAAAAGAAATTATAAAACATACTTTCAAAATCACGCAGACTACAAAGGATATTTGCAAGACCCGGATGAAATGGATGCTTATGCTTTTAGTATAGCGATTGATTTCTTAAGGTACTGGCCCAAATATAAAGCCCAAAGATACATGTCGAGGATTACTGTAATGAGTAAAATGCGGCATAATTTGCATTACATTAGCCCAACTCTTCAAATGTATATTCATATTTTTGGTTTTTGTAAGATAACCAAAGGCCTTTCAAAAAAAATTTACAAACATCTACAAACACTTGACAAGGATTCAATTTTCGTATAAAATAACAAAATGAAAATTGAATCATACCCTCTCCAAACTGCTATTGAACTTGCGTGTGCGGCCTATAGGGCAAACAACGGATACCTAAGTGAACGGCAACTTATGGAAAAATATAACCCTGATGAAACTCGATACACTAATAAAGAATTAATGTTAGTGGCAATGGGTGCTATTGACCCTAAAAAGTATGAAGATGTACCAAACAAGCCAGTTCTTTTATGCACAAATTTAGATGATAAAGAACTTGCAGGACAAATGACAAAGTTTTTCAGACGACTGATGTTTGCGGCGATTGAAGGCGAAGATCAATTTAAAGTTGATCTTTTCGGTATTCTTAATCAAGAAGAAGTACCAATAAACAAATTAGGTTTTGTTGCATGTTTGCCACAGACTTATATTAGAGACAAGTATGAATTGACTATTAAACAAGTTGATCAAGGACATCTGGCAGATATCGGTACTGAGTTGCTAGATAAGGATTGTGAAATTATTAAAATTAGTCGTTCAAAAAATTACGATGCATTTAATGTTGATGCTATAATCGATAATAAATTGGTTTTCTTTCAAACAAAAAAAGAAAATCAAGTCGGGCCTTGTGTAATATTGTCAGCCAAAGTAAAAAATCATTTTACTCACTGGAAACATACTACCGTCCCGGTTACCGCACTTAACTATGTAAAGATATTTCAATGACTGACCTAGAAATGCAAGAATACTTTCCAAAAGTATACCCAAAAATATTTCAAGGCCGCTATGGCGGTATTGATTGTGATGCTGGTTGGTTTAACATTCTGAATTTACTTTGCCAGAATATCCAAAGTCATATTGACTGGACTATAAAGCAAGGGGAACCAGTTGACCAAGTAGTTGTTGCACAAGTTAAAGAAAAGTTTGGCACACTTCGCTTCTATTACAATGGTGGTGATCAATATATTCGAGGTTTAGTAAGTATGGCAGAAGACATTTCAGCGGTAACTTGTGAAAAATGCGGAAGTGTTGGAATGTTAAGACACGGTGGTTGGGTTAAAACTTTATGTGATACACATGAGGAAGAACGCCAATCTAGATTAAAAGAAAGGATGAATAATGGTTAATTTAAAAGATTATTGTGAAGCTATTGAATATAAAATCACCGAGGGCAGTGAATACACATGGAACTGTTATGGTCCTAATGCTCGTTACTTAGAAAGCCACGGCCCGGATCTAAACAAAGATTATAGTATTCATTGTATCTTCGACTGCAAGGATTATACTGTTTATGCCATCGAAGCATGGGATTACAGGAATGATCGTGAGTACCGTTGGATCCATCCCGAGTACCAAAAAGCATTTCGAAAAGAATGCAAAAAGAATAATGTTGATCCAGCAGAGTCTATGGAACGTAACTTTATTGAACTAGATGTAACTGAAGACATTTTGGAAAAAATTAATGCTATAGTTAACAATCGTGAATACGATACCCGTGTTAAGATACCGGTTGACTTTTCGGATGAAGAGCTGTTACAATATATGAAAATTGCACACGAGCGTGACATCACGTTTAACCAACTTGTAGAAGAAGCATTGCGAGAAGCAATCGAAGAACATGAGCGTGACCCAAGCGGGTTTGCTAAGAAAGCCAAAAGGTTTGTAAATGAAAATTCAGGTAGTTAGCGATTTACATTTAGAATTTGCTGACATTAACATTCAGAATCAAAACAGTGCAGATGTACTGATTTTGTCTGGCGACATTATGGTTGCCCAGGATATGCACGACCATCCAGAAATGGATTATGGCATGTATTCCAATGTTAACCTTGAGGATCTTGGTCGCAGACAAAAAACTGCCCTGCGCTTTCGCGATTTTCTTAAGCGTGTTAGTTTTCAATTCCCGCACGTTATCTATGTTGCAGGTAACCACGAATTCTACCACGGTAAATGGCATCAGACATTAACTGTGCTTGCAGAAGAATGTGCCAAGTTCCCTAACATTTATTTCCTTGAAAGAGGCTTTAAAAAGATTGATGATGTAATCTTTGTAGGCGGTACCTTGTGGACCGATATGAATAAACACGATCCGTTGACGCTTCATGCGGCACGTGATATGATGAACGACTTTCGTATTATCCGCAACGACGAAAAAGGCTATACGACCCTTAAGCCCGCTGATACTGTAATTCGTCATCGAGATACGCTAGGCTACATCAAGGAAATTGTTGATCGTAAGGAAGTGGAAAAATATGTAGTTGTAGGACATCACAGTCCTAGCCTATTAAGTGTCCATGAAAATTACAAAAATGATCAAATTATGAATGGTTGTTATCACAGTGATTTAAGTAATTTTATACTTGACCGAGGTCAAATTAAATTATGGACTCACGGACATACACATTTTCCTTTTGATTATGTGTTAGGTGAAACTAGAATTGTTTGTAACCCTAGAGGTTACGAAGGTTACGAAGAATCTGGTTGGGACCAAAATTTTATAGTGGAGATTTAAATGACAGAAGAAGTTAAGCAACCATTATCTGTATCAGATATGCTTCGGCGTACTGGCGAAAATACAGCTGAGTTTATGAATCATGT